ACCAGTATTCCAAAGTTCACGGTTTGCTTCACATACAGGACAGTTTTGTCCCAAAGTAGTGAGGCAATTATCAATCAACCAACCACCAGTTCCTTGAAATGCGTGAGACCAAACCTGTGCCCAAGGAAGTTCACAACCTTCGGGAGCAGGAAGAAAACGGATTACAGCAGAACCAGTTCCACCTTTATCCATTACAGGTTTCCAAAAACGATCATCATCTTTGGAACCACCATCGTTGAGTTTCTCAACTTGTTTAATGAGTTTTTCAGTCAAAGAACCCATCTTGGATTGTTTTTTAAGATCAGCAAAAGACATTTGTATTCTCCGTATTAGTAGTATTGAGAGTATTGTACATATTAAGTATAGCAGATATAAGGTCAGTCGTCAAGGGTCTTTTCAAGTTTTTCAATTGACTCTTCCATCTTCGCAAAAAACGTATTGATATCATCTCCTGGTTCTAACCCAAACAGTAAAGCAGAATCAAGAATTCGATTTCTCATTTCTACTGCGTCTGGGTCATCAGATAGAGACATTCTAAAAATAAAAACTTTTTGTTTTTCCAAAAATTGTTTCATCGTTTCTAGATGTTCCCTTTTTTTATCTGTATCAGAAAAAGGAATTTCCATCAATTCACTAAAAAGTTTATGTTGTAGTTTATCAAGTTCAAACAAAGATTCTCTGACTTGTTCTGAATCAAAAAATCTACTCATAAAACAATCTCCTTGAGAATTTCTTTATACTTTGCTACGTCAATATTTAGGAATGGTTGATACTTTCGAATTCTTAAACTGACGGTTTCCCACACTGGGTCTGTTAATTTTTTATCAAACTTATTAACATAACCCAATATCATATCCAATATCACCATTGTCTCTAAACTGATTGCTTTTTGAAAATATTTTTTGAGAATCTCTGGGTGCTGATTATTTTTGATTTCAAATAATTCTACAAAACTATCTTTGTTTATAAAAACTTCTGCTTCTGTTTTAAATAAGTAAAAAAGACTTTGAGATTTCTTTAACCAATTTGTATAAACTTGCTCTCCATTTTCAATGATTTCACCAATCCATAAAGATTGAGTATCATTACATTCAGCAAAGTTTGCTACAAAATATGCTTTGATTTCATCATCATTCTTCTGCCTAGAAGTTCGTTCAAAGAAATATCTATCCTTTCTCTTATGAAAAGAGTCCAGAGATGCTCTGGACTTTCCACAATACTTAAAGTAGTCGTAATTTTCTTTTGTAAAATGATTTTTGAATGCTAAGTAAGTTTTATATACATCAAAGGGTGTCACAACGGCAATTTAGCAGCACGAGTAGTTTTTTTCAAAAAATTTAATTCCGTTGCATCATTTTTAAGTTTCTCCTTCAAAGGTTTAGAAACTAATTTAGATATAGTATCAATTTCAATACTATTTTCTTCACAATACGTGACGATTGCATCAATATAATTGATTTTAGATTCTTTGACAATATTCTCTATATCCTGAGCAAACTTTTGAGGACACAAAAATTTGCTGTCTATTTCTTCCTTGATTTTATCATTCATATTGCTGAAGTTTATCTCTAACAAATTCTCTAATATATTCGGTGAGTAACTTGATGTACTTTCCTTTGTCGTATTCTTCATAAATTTCACATTCTCCGTTTTCACAAGCCATTATAATTACAAACTTCTTTACCATTATACCAGTCATCTCGTATAACATGCAAGCATAGGCAGCACACTGTACGAAATAATGCTCAATCCAATCTCTTGGTTTTGGTTTCTTAGAAGTCTTAAAGTCAATAACTGCCAATTCACCATTATATTCTGCAATACAATCAACAGTTCCCGCAATACCTAAAACTTTGCTATACAAAGAGTTTTCAAGTGCATGAATATTATTTATCTTATTCAAATAAGGTTTCGCAATCCCAAATAACATTTGCGAAATTGGAAGAACTTCAGAATTAAATTCTTCATTCTTCAAATACATTTCAGCAAGTGTATGCATATCAGTCCCACGACTGGTTGCTTGCTTTGTGATTTTATTTGCTTGTTCTTCTCCTACTTTCTTTCTCCAATCAGCAAAGAACTGACGGTTCTTATGACTGGTTACAGAAGTAATAGAGACAAGTCTTAATAACTCATCCTCATTGGGAACCTTATAATAACGAACCCCATCAATAGTCTCCCTCTCTAATTGAGGGAGATCCAAATCCACATAGTTAAACATCACAACCCGAGTTCAAGTTTTGCAGTAATATATTCTTTCACAAGTCCAGAACGAACAATATCATCAACACCAAATTCTACCAACTCAAATGAATCCATTTTTCTCAAAATATTCATAAAGTCAACAATACCATTCCTTTCATTTCCTTTTACCAAATCAGATTGAGTTGCATCACCACAGAAACAAATTCTACTATTCTCACCCACACGAGTGATGATAGAATCCAATTCGTGAAAATTAAGATTTTGCATTTCATCAATAATGATGATTGAATTATCAAGTGTTGTACCACGAATGAAAGATGTGCTCCAAAACTTAATGGTTTCTTGTGATTTGAGATTACCATAAAGCATCTCAAAGTCAGCATCACTTGGCATCTGGAACATATACTTTACCATATTCTTATAAGGAATTTGATAAAGAGCAGACTTATCATCGTGGTCGCCTGGAAGAAAACCAATCTCACGAGTTGCTACAAGAGAACGAACCACATAGATTTGTTCGTATGGTGTTGTTTCATCAAATACATCTTTGAGTGCGTTGTAAAGAGTAATAAAGGTCTTACCTGTACCAGCAGCACCATAAGCAACTAAATGCTTACCTTCTTTATATGCTTCAAAAAGTTTTCTTTGATTTTCTGTAAGAGGTTCAACATCAACCAAATATTCAGCACTAATTGGTTTCTTTCTCTTTGTTTGCCTAGTCGTCAAACCAACTCCAATTGGGTGGTTATCATTGCTCCTTCTTTTTCTTGCCATAGTTAAATAGGTTTTACGTTTGCGCCTGGAACTTTTGAAACCTTGTGTAGAACATCATTCCATCCAGGGTTTCTTCTAACATGTCTACTCAATAAATCACCCACCTCCCCAACATTCATTTGTGTGGGAATGAGTGGTTTGATATTTGGATTTTCTTGGAGAAAAGGTTCCTTTTCCGCCATATACATCCATTTTTCAAAGATTTCACCAGTTTCTGTATTTTCGAATCGATAAGTTGGCATTATTTTAATAATATGTAAAGATATTTATTCCAATGTAATAGAAGGTGCATCCATACATTCAGGGCAGTTTTCTCTACCCCAACCAAGAGAAGAAGAGATTGTAGGAAACTGACAGGTAAAGATACAACGGATTGCTTCAGCAACCTCCATATGCTCCTTCTGGGTGCCGTGAGCACTACGAAGGTCGATATAGTGCATCCATGACCTTAGAGAACCCGACATATACAAACGGGTCTGTGTTGCCTGTGGGAGCACGAAACGGGCACATTCTTTTGCTACTCCTTGAGCAAGAAGAAGATTGTAGATATTCAAACTCTCTTCAAAATGATTTTTAATCAACAAACTCATAGTTTCTGTTAGATCACTTCCAAGATCGTCCGTACTATTTTGTCTATTTTTTGTATCTTGTCTCCGCAGATCAGGTACAGGAAGTTCAACTTGAAGTTCCGTACTATCGGCATATCTTTGACTGAATTGTTGGAATGTGAAAGACCTATGACGCAAGATTTGCGTAGCAATCGCCAACGAGGTATTAATTTCAACTGTGAGGAATGCATGTTCAAAGATGCTCCAGTGTTGATTCTTAATACAATATTTAAGCAATCCTTCAAAGTTTGAGTTCTCTTGATTTTTTGGATTACTTACACGGGCACAATAAGCAATATGTTGTTCTGCGTTTGGTGTGGCAGAAATGAGTTTAACTTCTGGTTTCATTTTCCAAATCCTTTTGATGTAAGTTTTTCCAATTGAACAAGTTCGGTTTCCACAACTCTCAATTGTGATTTCATTTCTTTCAGTTGTTTATCTGAATACAAATGTTCCTGTTTGATTAATTTTTTAAGTAGTTTAACCAACTGTTTTGATCTGCTAGTCATCATTATCCTCAAATACTTCATCGTAATCAATAATTCGTTGATTACTTTTTACTTTATGTGCTTGAACGTCTGTATAGATTTCTGCTTTCAAAGAATCTAAAAGCAGTTCCATATTTCTTATAATCAATTTAACTTTTTCTCTATCCATATAATAAAGTTATCTCATCTCATTCTAGCATAAAAAAAGGAGGGAATCAATCCCTCCTAGATTATTAACGCATTGCCATTGCAAGTTTTGCTTGGTGTTTGCGTTGTTCTTTTTCTTTTTGTTGCTTGATTAAAACAAGCTGCCAGTTGTTTTTAGTTTTTACTTGTGACATTAGGTTTTCTCCTTAGTTGTTTAGATTAAAGAGCGTTCCTTCAGTCGGCGTTTGCGTCTATTTTACACCTTTTGGGAGTAATCTGTTTGATTTC